TCAGCGTCTATACTACCTTCGTTGAAGATTGCATGACCTCCTGCGGCAGGGGTTGTAATAAGACCACCGTTTGTGTTAATACGCATAGTTTCGGTAGCACCGCCAGTTTTAAACACAATACCGTCTCTGCTTTGTATTCTTGCACTTAGACCAGTACTAAAGTTGTCAGTGCCATATTGTGAGTGGACAACAGAGCCAACCATAATATCAACTTGACCACCGTGTGCGCCTTGAAGTGCCAAAGTTTTTCGGTTTGCGTTATTGACAGCAGCATCTGTTCCAATACCTACGTTTTCATCCGAAGTAATTGTTATTGCATTAGCATTACTAGAATTGGATATGCCTGTTATTCCTTCTTTGCCTACTTTAGTTAGTGCCATCTATTTTGCCTCCAATGCTGCTATCTTTTCAGATAGTTCTTGTATTGCTTTAGTTAACATAGGTACTAGTGCGGCTGGGGATACTTGTTGTATACCATCAGGATCTATACTCCATAGATTATGTCCATTAACAACATCAGAGTGAGCATCAATAACCGTTTTAACTTCTTGTGCTATAAAACCGTGATGAGCTTTACCTTCTCCAAAAACAGGGTCAGATGAATCTGCATCGTACTGAGGTAGACTATTTGCTATAGCATTTTTAGCGTTCCATTTAAATGTTACAGGACGTAAGTCTTTAATAAAATCTAATCCTACTGTAGAATTTGCTACATCTTTTTTAAGTCTTGAGTCTGACGCTGCTGCCCACGATGTGTCTGAACCATCTAAACCAAGTGTAGCAGACCCACCAGTCGTTTGAAATTTTGCAGTGTTTGTTCCACCACCAGCAGCATTACTACCAATAATAATTTCATTGGTTACGTTAACTGCACTTGCTGTGATGTTATGCCCTATATAATTACTAGCACTACCTGTAGTGAGATTGTACCCAGAAGATGAACCAATAAAAACGTTTTTATTACCTGTAGTACAAGCTAAACCTGCCTGAAAACCTACGGCTGTATCATTTAAATTTGCATTACCACTAGAGTTTGCAACTTTTAGTGCTTCATGCCCAATAGCAACTGCATGATCACCAGCTACGTTAGTAGTTAAAGCCAGATGCCCCAAGGCTACATTTTTTTCACCTGTCGTAATAGCATCCCCACAAGAACCACCAATGAGGGTGTTTTGTACGCCTGTGGTTACTGCATTGCCTGCTTCATAACCTACTGCTGTATTGTAATTATCTACAGATGATGTAAAGTTTTGGGTTTCTAGTGCGCCTTTACCAACCGCTGTACTTGCGTTTCCTTTGGTATCTGTGCTTAATGCACTTTTACCCACGGCAACATTTGATAAACCTGTATTAAGTGCATCACCTGCTACAGCTCCAATAATGGTGTTTTGTACGCCTGTGGTTACTGATGATCCTGCGTTATATCCTATAGCCACATTATTCATATCTACAGCAGAAGCAGGGTTCTGGTCGCTTAAAGTTCCTTGACCAATTGCAACAGACTTGCTTCCTAAAACATTAGTGGTTAAAGCCTGATAACCTATAGCTACATTTGAATCAGCGTCAGTTGTAGCATCTCCAGCTAGGCCACCTATGAAGGTGTTTTGTACGCCTATGGTTACTGCTGTACCTGCACTATAGCCTACTGCTACGTTGTAGTTATTTGTAGCTGTTGCGAAGTTTTGTGTTCCTAATGCACCATATCCTACTGCAACAGCCGTTGATCCTTTTGTATCTGTAGCTATTGCGCTATCTCCAATAGCTATGTTGTAGCCTCCTACATCTAAAGAACCTCCAGAAAAATAACCTAAAGTAGTGTTTCTAATTCCTGTGGTTATTGCATCTCCAGAAAGGCCACCGATGAGGGTGTTTCTAACGCCTGTGGTTACTGCTCCACCTGCTGCAGAGCCAACTGCAACATTATAGGCGTTTGTGGCTGTAGTAAAATTTTGTGCATCTAAGGCTTGATAACCTATTGCAACATTGTGCTGCCCTAGTGTATCAGCACCTAACGCACTCGTTCCCAGTGCTACATTAGCTGCTCCTGTAGTCAAAGCATCACCTGCTAGACCACCGATTAGGGTATTGCTTGTGCCTGTGGTTACTGCTACACCAGCCGCATAACCAACAGCAGTGTTGTAACTATTTGTGGCAGTTGTGAAGTTTTGTGTAAATAAAGCACCTTGACCAATAGCTGTAGTCCTAGAACCTAATGTATCTGTGCTTAAAGCATGAAACCCAAAAGCTACATTATGATCAGCGTCAGTTAAAGCATCCCCTGCTCGACCACCTATGAGGGTGTTGTTTATGCCTGTGGTTATTGCCGTACCTGCTTCGTCACCCACAACAGTATTAAAGTTACCGCCAGATTGTATTGAGTTACCTGCGTTGACACCAAGGCGTAAGTTAGATGTACCAGATGTTGTAGAAGAATAGTCGCCAGTTACGGCCACATCTCCAGCAACCGTCAAATCGTCATCAACCAGCAAGTCCACCACGTTAAGCGTAGCAAAGGCGTCAACAATAGCAGCGCCAGATCCTGCGCCGTCAGAATAAACTGACTTGGTTTGTCCCGCGGCAATAGTAACATTTGCTCCAGACCCTTGAGAAATAATAATGTTTTGAGAGCCAGAAGTAGCGTTTTGAATAAACCACATCTTACTGACCGTGTTTGGCCCTAACGTGATAGTACAAGCCGAATCCAAAGTTCCGGTGTACTTTAGGAACAACGCACGACCGGGATCTGAGGCCCCATCTGCAATCGTAGTTGTATGTGTGTTTGCGTTAGTTGTAATTGCTTCAGTTCCAAAAGCAAAAGCTTCTGCAATCAGTTCCAAGTTAGTGTTGGTTGTATCGCCCCAAGAACCGGACTGTTCTCCAGACCCAATTTCTTCTAACCGTAAATCATTTGTATATACACTTGCCATTTTTATATCCTATGCTGCAACTTCCGTCCATAACGTTGATTGCGTAGGGGTAATCCCCGTGAAATTTGATGTCTGCCCTGGTATAATTAATCCCCAAGGTTGTTCTATAATCCCTACCTCACCAGTAGCCGACAGACCAGTTACTGTGACATTAGCGTTTCCAGAGATAGTTGTCGAGCCAACAGAAGATGACATGGTCACCATTGTGTTGGTAGTAAAGAAACTGCCTAATACGGTTGTACCAACAACTCCAGTAACGGAAACATTGGCAACCCCTGTAATCGTAACCGCGCCAACTGCGCTAGTTCCGCTAACTCCAGTAACAGAAACATTTGCTTCCCCAGAAACTGTAGATGCACCAACCGCGCCAGTCGCAGTTACAGTGTAGGCAACATTGGTGTTCCAAGTGCCAGTGTTCCATCCTTGTAGGGAGCTATTCCACCCTTGAAAGGCTGCAACCGGATCTGCCATTAGGCTATCCGAATGATTGCGTTAGAAGCATCCGCGGTTGGGAAGATAATAGTAAAGTCCCCAGAACTTGCCGCTTTGTCAGCACCAAAGTCTAAGACGCAAACTGTTGGGTCTCCCGAAACAGCCTCGTTATAAATTAAAGCACCTCGAACTGCTGAGATAGTTACGTTAGAAAACACCTCATCCGCAAAGTCTGTAAGTGCTGTTGTTCCACTTGCGACCGGAGTAACACTTGTTAAAAAGTTTCCTTTAGCCGTGTAGTTTGTTCCACTGATCTCGTTAGTAGATGTATACGCAGTTGTTGCCGCAGTAAACGTTGCACTGTTATTATACAAAGCCACTTTAAAAACGTCGCTTGCTGCTGTGAAATTATGAACACCCTTCATAAGTTCTACTTTGAACGAAGTGCATAAGAAGTTACCATTAAAAGCCATTTACATATCCCTTATATATTCAGCCAACTTTTCTTGGCCAGCATCTTTTATTGCATTATATACCGTAGTTCTGTCGCTTTGAATAGCCTGTCGCATATATATAACAACAGTTTTTTCTACAGCATCTCGGTACTCTCTAGCTTGGTCTCTAATAGCAGGTGGTGCGCTTTCAGATATTCCAATTATTTTATTTACACAGCGTTGAGCAACTTCTTCCGGAGTAAACCCTCGGTTGTTTGTTGTTGCAACCTCTACCTTAAAGTCATTTGACATTGTAACTGGGAAAGACATTTCATTCATATTTTAAACTCCTTATGTTTTAGCGCGGACAAGCTGACCTGTGCGGTACTCATCTGTTACTTCTTGAGCTTCTCCCAAGTTCTTTAATCGTCCTATAGATTCCCCAAATCTTTGTGTGTACATCTGCATGATTGCAGGATCACCCTTCATGTAGAGATAAGCCTCGGTTAGAGACCCATACAACATTGCCATCTCTGCGTTGTCACTTAACCACGTTACTGTTGTATCAGATCCTACGGCTGAAACTATTGCTGTTGCGCCACTAGGACTAGCTGTAATTGTTTCACCTACAGTGTAATTACTGCTAGGAATTATTACAATTAATGAGGTTGTAGAAGGTACCGAATCTACGCCGCTACTTTCACCACTCGTACTCCCCGTAATAGTGTCATTAGCTGTAAACGTACCTGTTACATTTGTAAGTGTTAACGTGTAACTGCTTTGAGTAAGACTTAATGGTCTATAGAAATAATGAAGTTCTGCGTTGTAACTACTATCAGGCGTAGGTGCTATAATAAAATTATCTACATCATACGAACCATAATACCTGGGAGACCCTGTTGTGGTTGCATTAGGATTGTACGATTGAATAAATTCTGAATCTTTATAGTCTACAAACACAGTTTCACTACTAGAATCCGTATACTTTAAAGCAAAAGGAGCTAAGAAATCACTGGGTAAAGATAAAAACTTATTACCAGAAGTCATAGCGCCAGCTACATTTTTTCTAAATACGTTTAACTGTACGTTCTTTAGTATTCGCTCTTCAGTTAGACGAATAAAAAGAGGCAAGTTATTTACAAAAGATGTTTCGTTGTTTTCAGTGTAATCTTCTATGGCAGTCTTTAACTGCGTGTATGTAAAGCTCATGTTGTCACCGTTACTACGCCCACTGACCCAGTAGAAACTAGGTTGTTGGGGGGGTTAATTCCATTATCGGTTGCGCCACCTACAGGGTTCCAGCCATACTGAATGTTTCTTTCTTCAGAAAGATTAGGTTCTGGACGTGGGTTCCTCAACGCTTGAGGGTCTGGTCCTATCCGAGGAGGAAACAGTTGGGGGTGCTTAGGTTCGTACTCGTCAGGTCCAACCAAAGAACCGTTCCATTCTCTCATCATGTCTCTCAAACGGTATCTAAAGCCTGACCTGTCTGAAATTCCCCATGCGTCTTTTCCACTAGCAAATGCCATTATGACCTCAAGTATGATGCTGCGGGTTGAAGTTTTAGTGATACTCGATCATCGTCTTCATCGAAGGCGCGATTAAATTCTTCGTCATATATTGCTTTTAAATACTGCAACCTCTCCGGCGCTCGTTTCATTGCAATGTAATAGGATAGTCCTGCAACCATACAAGGGAAAAACCTAAAAGGAAGATCTGTAGTATTAGCAAAAGAACCTGCATCTTCAATCCTGTCTACATAATAGTAAACTAATTGGTCTGTAGAGTTCTCTGGTACATTCCACAAGTTAATTGAAGGGCTTATCTGCCTATCAAAGTAAAACTGACTAGGACGACCTTGGGTTGTTTTATTTGGTAGGTTTAAATATTCACCACGACTAATTCTATCTAATTGAAAATCGGTATTACCTCTTCTAAGTACCACTTCTAAAATATCAGCAGAGCTTTTTGTTTCCGAAAAATCAACGGCTGCAGTTACAGAAGTCGTAGCACCACTAACACTTCCACTAACACTTTCTGATACAACAAATGTTCCAACAGGATATGTTATAGCAATACTTGTGCTAGAAGGAATACTTGTGACGATTGCTGTCGCACCACTTGTTGCACCAGTAATAGTCTCAGTTATATCAAACGATGCACTAGACGATACCGTTATTGTTAATGTTCCAACAGGATAAGAAGATACAGACTGTGCCATATTTAATATTTTTTGTTTAATCGTCCATAAATTTAAACCACGATTGGTCCATTCTGCAAACATAAGATTTAAAGAACGACGTGCAGTCTTTATCTCGTAACCAGTACGAGCCTCTAAGCCACACCGCTCATAGGCTTCCTCGATAACTTCAGCTATGTCGAGGTTAAATGTTCTGGTTCCAGAAGTCGCCATCTTTTATCCCATCCTTGTGTCACGAACACCGCGGCCTGACATAACGATGCCACCGTTCATGTATCGTTTCTGTACCATACCACCATTCTTCATGCCTTGCGATTCTTTTATTGCTTTGGCAGTAGGAGCCCCTGGGTCACCAGCACTTCGCATCTTTTCTCCGCTTCCACCAGCAATACGCTTTTTCTTAGCATTGATGTTAGCCCATAATCCTTTAGGTTTACCCATATTATTTTTCTCCGAGGGAGGCTTGGAAATCTGTTCGCTCATCTGAGCCCTGGATATTGCCATAACTTGCCTGCCTTTGTAAAAAATCCTGCCATATCGGCTGGATCATCCTGTGATTTTGGTCAACTTTGTACACAACAAGTGACATTTGTGCATTCATCGTAAACAAAGTTATCGAACCCCAGCTTAAAATACCGAGGATTACAACAGACACAAGATGGTTAATTTCAAATTTCATTTAACACTTCCAACGCTTACGCGCCGCCTTGCCTCTTTCTCCAGTCCAACCTTTAGAACGAGCGCAGAAAGACTTTTTACGTCCTTTTTCACTCTTGCTTTTTGGGTTTGGTGCAGGAGCCTTGAGCTTGCTACCCGTTGCTTTATTATATTTGGCTCGGCCCTTTGCAGTAAGGCCCGCTCCTTTTTTAACAGACAGTTTTTCACCACGGCCAACGGAGAGATTAACTTTTTTCTTATTAGCCATAGTAAACAGTCCTAATAATTATGCGTGGTAGAACATCATTAAATCAATAGTGCCTACAATAAACGTAACGAAACAACCATCTTTAAACAGTACGCCTTCATCTGGAATAAACGGATCATCCGAAGTGCTATCTGTTCCAATAGATCGAAACTGTATAAATTCAGTACCCGTTGCGCCACCGTTTCTAAGGTTAGCTTTACCAGCAGTTCCGCCAGAAACAAAAGAGAACCCTTGAAGACGTGTTCGCCCTGCAAAAATTACACCTAGCGCATTGTTGTTAATACCAGCGGAAACGTTTCCCGCAGGATTACCAACAGCGGTAATGCTTAAAATAGTCTTAAAATAACCAGAGCTTGTTGCTGTTCCAGCGTTAGCTCCCGTAACATTCTCTGTAAGAGATGCACCATTTACATCCGTACCAACTACATTAAATGATTTCGAAGAATCATTTCCTGCTGATAAAATTGTTACTTGTCTACCAGAAGCGTTAGTCACACTTCCGCCGTCTGCTAAAGCACCGCCAATAACCAATGCCGCGTTGTTGCCCACTGAGGCGGCAACTGATATTCCGTCTGCGTCTAAAGCCACCTCATCGCTTATGAGGACTGGGGTTACGTCTGATCCTGCCATTTCGGCCTCCTATAAGAAAAGAGGGGAGCCAAAGCTCCCTCCCAATTGTTTATGCAATTTGAACATACTCGATGATGAACGTAAACGAACCTGCTGTTGTAGCATTAACTGTATTTGTGATGTTACAGAAAATATTACGAGCTGCTGACGCATACTGAACAGAAGCTGGT